TCGCCTGAACTTTTTGCGGAGGCGCAGAAGGTCGGGGCTTTGCCCAATCAGCGTCGGTTAGGTCAAAGGTGTCTGGGCTGGATTGGGTTAGCTGAGAGTTATTGAAAAGCTCCAGCTGGATCGGCGACGGGTCGGGCCTGGGCGACCAGGGGCCGTCAGGATCGGGGCCTGCGTCCTGCATCGACCAGGGCCGTCCCCGCTCCCCAATGGGGCGGTGCAGGCCGAGAGGGTCGTACGCGGAGTATCCATTGTTGCGCAAGAAGTTGGGGTCCACGTTCCCGTGCTGCGGTCGGGCATAAGTGCCGTCTTGCCAGGGCGGCAACTCAAGCTGACCGCTGATAATCTCGCCGTCAGCATCGAAAACGTATTGCCACTCTTCGCGGTTTGGAATAGCCTGTGGCCAAACGTCAGGCGATTCCCCGCGTGGGGGCAGCCCCCACGCCATGCGCTCTTCGTCTGTCCAGTAATCAGGAGCGTCGGATGGGTCAAACCACGGGGCCGCGTTATTCCTGGGGACGACAGCGCGGCCAGGCGGCTTATTCCTGGGGGGGCCAGGCGGCTTGCTAGAGTCAGGCGATTCCCCGCGTGGGGGCAGGCCCCATGCTTTACGCTCTTCGTCAGTCCAGTACGCAGGAGCGTCGGATGGGTCAAACCACGGGGCCGCGTTATTCCTGGGGCCAGGCGGCTTGCTAGAGAGCACCTCGGGTGCAGATTCCATCATGGATTTCTGGCGGATGGTCACAACCGTCGAGGCGTAGTCGCGGTAAAAGCCGTCTGGGTCGGTGTGGTCTATAAGACGTGAGCCGGATGGTTCAACGCCGACAACCTCAAACTGGCCGAATCCGACCTGTTCCAAGAGGCTCTGGTTTCTCGTCTGCACTGTTGCCAGCTTCGCGCCCTCCTGGAGCCGGAACACTAACGACTCAAGTTCGCCCTCTGGTGTTCCCTTGGGGCGCAAAGGTTCGATCTGGCCGGGGTCCATAAAGGGGTCGCCATACGAGAAAGCTTCTGCGCGAATCGGATCAGGCGTAAACGACGACAAGGGCATCGTTAAACCGGCCCCCGGTGCCATCCCTCGCAGTTCATTTGCATACTCCGGCGACACCTGAATGCCACGATAAACATCGTGCGTGGTGGGTTCGGCGTTCGCAGCCCTAGCGACCAACTCGGCACCAGCATTTTGGAGGTCATCGGGTGTGGGCTTGTTGCTAAAACTACCGCTAGGCCAGCCAGCGTACCCATCGGTCTGAGCCATTCTGGCTCCGGTACGCATGTGTTCTTTGTTGTCATCGAAGTTTGTGACGCTCTGCCAGTAGCGGTCAATGTTGCTGGAGAGCGGCCCACTATAAGGGTCGGCCAGTGGCGGTCCTTCCCACGCAACCCCTCGCGGGGTGGGCGGCCTGCTGGAAAGCGTCTTGGGCCAAGCTAGGTCGGGAAGGGCGTACCCGGTTGGGCGCATTGACTGCTGCCTGATGTCCACAGACATAAGGTCTTCAGAAATGTCCTGCACATCTCCGATGAGGAAGTCACCCCAGGCGACCCTCTCGTCAACCCTGTACGGTGCGACACTGGCAACTTTTGCGCCTTCCTCCAGGTTGAAGACGACGCCGATGTGGTCGCCAGCCTGCTTGCGCCAGTCCTCATCCCACGAATTGGACGCGAAGTCCTTAGCTTCATGAGCGCTGTCGGTAAACGACGATGGAGTTAGTGACAGAATCTCGCCGGGTTCAATTTCAGCGAATGCCTCAACGGGCATCGTTGTGCCCCGCATGAGCCTACTGGCGGGGTCACCATAAGCGGCACGCGCGGCCATTTCCCGACCAAGCGTTTGCAGCATCTGAATGTCTGTATCAGTCAGGTCGCTTGGCTTAACCCTGGCCCAATCGCCACTTGGACTTACTTGGCTATAAAGCCAAGCGCCCGGTAGTCCATCCGCAATGCGGGTATTAAAGTGCTGTATCACCCCTTCCATGGCGTACGGGTCCAGCGGTTCATAGCCCCGCAGTGTTGCGTCAAGCATCCCCTGTCGGATGTGCCCCTTGGCGGCTGGGAAGTATACGACGCTCTTCCATAGCTCGCTGGTTAATTCATGGAACTCTTCTGCGTAATGCCTGGTGGAAGGGCTAGTCCCCGAGGCTTGTGCGTAATCCAGCGTGGGCGGCATCCACGATTCACCAATGCCCAGCTCGTTGGATTGAGGAAATTTCCCAATTTGATCCGGTGTTAAGCCCGTAACCCCGTACAGCCGCGCAACGTCATCCAGTGGTCGCGCCCCGGCGGGCTCAACAATGTGGGTGGCACCCAGCTTGAGTGCCTCATCGGTAACCCCCATTGCATTTAGACCAAGGTCTGAGATTGGAACTTGCTTGTCGCGCGACGGCGGCCTGCTGGGGAGCGTACTGGGCCAACCAATACTGCTGGGATCGAGGGATTGCAGCGGGTTCGGAGGCAGCGGCGGCTGGTCTGCGACCGCCCACAATTCACGAACTGGCTTCCAATTAAAATTCCCCGCCAGACTTCCATCGTAGGGCGGGAAGGGATAAGCGCCGCCGCGAGCACTACCGCCAAGATCAATTGCCGCCCGGTCGCCCAGCCTCTCAAAGTATTCATCCGGAGACGCTGGCGGAAACTCCTGAACCACCGTCAGTCCAGTGCTGCGTCGAGTCAGCAGCTCATTTTGAAATGGGAACGTGCTAAGTGTTGGAGTGCCATGTCCTTGAAGTCCGGAACCACGCAGTGCGGGGATACTTGTCCTCATTCGGTTGCTCTGAACGGCGGGGTGCGTGCTTAGAGCGGCGCGCAATTCATCCGGAAGCGACGACAAGAAGAGTGCCTCAAAGTCTTCCGGCAGCAGGATGTGCATCATAACGTCGTTGAGCCACGGCGTCGTATCGCCAATCCCAACCGAGGTGGACATGTAGGCGGGCTCTAGGCCGCGCTCCCCCTTGATATCCGAGCCTTCAGCATTAACCTGGGGAAAAATCCTCGCCAACTGCTTATTCGTCATGGCCCTAGTGACCATGAGTCCACCCGATGGGGTCCGAGCAGACTTGGCAATGGCCGAATCAAGAAGTTCGACCATAAGAGCCGGATCGTAGCTGGGGTAAAGAGCGCCCGTCAGAGCGTCCTCTTCAAGTCGGGCAGGGTCACGAAGGTACCTATTAGGCATGAAATCGCCGGTATAGTCCCTGATCGCTTCCACTTCGTCGGTGGAGAATGGGTGCTGCGCCGGGAACTCCGAGTGATAGCCGCCAACCCGATAGGGCCAGTTGGCGCTGGCTATTTCCCAAGCCTCCATCGGATCAGCTTTTGGTGCCCTATTGAAAATCTCGGTAAGTTGACTGCGGTTACTCAGAGACTGGTTGACGTTCTCCAGGGTCGGCTGAAACATTGGCGGGACAAGGGACTGCCCCTCAAGAGCCAGAGGCGAACCGGAAATAGGCCAAGCCGAGTCGATTCCCTGCGATGGCGGCCTGGACGCTGCCAGGGCTGGCCAAGGCTCAACCAGAGGGCCGCTGGTGCCGCCGTCAACGTCGATGGGCAAGGCTGCCAATTCCTTGCGCACCGCAGCGATCTCTAGCTCGCTCTGTATGAGGCCTCGTGCAGCACCGGGGAGTGACTTAACCGCTTTGGGGAGGTTTTTAATCGCGTTGGGGTAGTAGTTGCGGGCAGCCTTCGCCTTCTCGCCGGGTGCGGCCTTCATAGCGGCCCTGGCTGGACCCCAAGCCGCGCCCCCGATCAGCGCCCCCACGTCTACCGTTACGCCACCGGCTGCACGGGCCGCATTATCATCCCACTCGTCCCAGTGCAGCGTGTCCTTGGCAACGTACTTCCACGCATCCGCAACACCCGGCGCAGAATCTCCACCAAGGCCGACAAGTGGGGCCATCGCCTTGGCGGCTTCAATTGGATGCTGGACTGCGTAAATCAGCTCTTCGGCATTCTCGACTATGGCATCACCGACACCGCCCCCATATTGACCCACCGTAGAGCGCTCAACGCGGTCTGAAAAATTGCTAATGGCTTGCTGTGCCTGAAAGCCTGGGCTGGCATTGACATTGGGTGTCGGGCCAAGTCCGAGGCCCGCGCCTGTGCTGTCAATGCGGGTGGCAGTACCGGTAGAGGCGGTTGCCTGCGGTGCTGCGGGGATTGCGGCACCGCCGGACATGGCAACTGTCGCCGCCGCCAGCGAGTCTTTTGTAGAGCTTGAGAATGCAGAGCTACTGCCACCGCTGAAGTCACCGCCACCGCCAACCCATTCAGTAGCAGCAGCGGGGGTGCTGCTGGAGTCACCACCAAAGTCACCGCCACCGCCAACCCATTCATCGCCAACAGCGCCGCCATCGCTATAACCGGGCACTCGTCGCCCGTCGCCCTTACCCAGCAGCTCCTGCCAGGGCAGGACCGTGCGGCGACCAAACATTTCTTCGTTCAGCGCGTCGTTGGCCCGCCAGATTTTCTTGCCGATCCACGCCAGCAACTCAAACGGCATCGTGGGGCCAGGATTAATCTGGTCGCCAAAGCCGACCGGGTTTCCGTTGTCGTCGTAGGCCCACGCCCCGCCGCCAACCTCACCGCCCTCGCTAAAGCCCTGGACACCGCGCCGCTTACGGCGGTCATCGGGAGAGAAGACGCCATCGCCAGGCCAGAACCACCAGGGTGCCAGCAGGCCCAGGTCTACATCTGGGCCGCGAGGCCGGTAGTCGGGGCCGGGGATTATGCCGGGGCTGAAATCGCCGTAGATGCCGGGGTGCCACGGCGGCAGCACACCCGGCTTCCCTGCATCCCCACCAGCCCCCGGCTTCCAGGGTGGCGGCTCACCGTCCACATTTAGGCCGGTGACGTGCCCACCGCTAGCAAAGGAGGCATGGCTGCTGAACATTGAATCGCTTGCGCCCCTGGCTCCGCGACCGTACCTAACCTCACCAACTGAACCGCCAGCGCTTTCCACGTTGACGCCGTTGGGGAGCGTCATGGCGGTATGCCCGCCCTCGGAAGTGTTGACGTTCTCGCCGCCCCAGCCGACCTTGAATGCCCCAGACAGTCCAGGCCGGAAGCCCATCTGCGCGAGCCAATCGCCCTGATTCCCCGTCCATAGGGCACCTGGGGATGACATTCCGCGATACCGCGTGACGGCTTCCTCTACTAGCTGTGTGCAATCAAGACCGCCCAATACATACGGGGTGCCGTCAACAGACTTGAGGTAGTTAACCGCTGTGCCAAGGTCACGACCCCCAGCCTGGCCTGATTCCGATACCTCACCACCGTCCGCAAACCGGGGAATCATCTTGGTGGCGTTGAGGACAAACCGGGGAATCGTCTTGGCGTTGAGGGCATGCATGAAGCTAAGTCCGTAATGGCTAACAGCGTCGGCCTTTTGGACGAACTCGCCATTGGACAGCCATGCAGGGATGGAGTCACTTGTTGCCGTACCCGCGCCAAAGACTGCGCCACCAACTGAGTAGCGCCCACCGCCGGTCTCCGCGCGCCATCTCTCGCTCGTTTCTCCGATCCAGGCAGGGATTCCCGCAATGGCGCTGCCAAGGTCCTTGAGTCCACCCCAAAACTCCTTGGCCTCGTTTGCGATCTTGCCGGGGAGGGTCGCAGCGTCCCGCGCGCTTTGGTCGTACGCCCTGCGCGTCTTCTCATCATGCTCAATCGACGCTGCGGACGGGGGTGTCGGCGGCTCCTTGTACCCAGGACGTGCAATGACGGGCGGTGAGTAATCAGAGGATGTGACATTCCCAGGCGTTGCGGGGACTTGCGGGGCCTGAGGCACCTTCTCTTCAGCAAGTCCACCGTGTCGAGACTTGCCCGCAGCGCCATCGGGAAAAATTGACTTATTGCCGTACTCGGGGTCGCCTGGAAATATGGGGCGGGCTGGGATGTAGGGCGCGCTGGGATTCTCTATGGTCCCACCGGGGCTGCTGCCGCTGGGGGCAAGCGGTTTAGCCTCGGGTATGAGTGGGTTGGGGGCAACAATCTCCACCGGGACCGGGTTGGAGGCGCTTGGTGGCGACCCGGCGGGAATGCTGGGGTGCAAGGGGTGAGGCGCAGATGAGCTGCTACCCGGCTGTCCAGCCCGCTGAGGAATGTACGGTGCGCCAGGGCTTTGCGGAGTGCCTGCACCACCGTCACCCACGGGAACATTACTCGGCACCGTAGGCATGCGGGGTGTTGAGGTAGGCGCGGTCGTGGAAAGGCCAGGCACGGCGGGTGCGGGGGGCAAGACGGCATTATCCTTCGCGCCACGCATAGCGGCGGCAGCCTCTTGCACGTACTGCGCAAATACATCCCACGGGAAGTTTTCACCGGGGTCTTCGTGGTCGGTTTTGCCGAAGTACTTGGTTATCCAGTCATGCCCGACAATTCCCTCACTGCCAGGCGCACTGCCGCCGAGAACGTCGAGGTCGATACCCGCATCAACTGCCTCACGGGCGGCAATGTAGGCAGTGGTCTTGAGTTGGTCGGTGCGGTTAAGCCAATCACTGCGCCCCCAGTCGGCAAACGTGCCCGCCATGCCCACGTTGATGGTGTCGTTGTTGGCAGGGTCGTAAACACTCTTCGACGCTTGCGACGGGTCCACCACATCAAGGACGGTTTTGCCATCCTTGTCCACAATGAAGTGATACGACTTGCCATCGCTAACCATCGAAGACGCCTGGGCGGTGGCGCTCTGGTCCCCCTCATTGGTGTGCAGCACGATGTAAGACGGCTTCTCTGGGGTGGCCGTCTTGTTCAGTAGCTCCGTATAGGAGGTATTCCAAGTCTCCGTGCGTGGGTGCTGGTTAGGCGACGGTGCAGACCGCTCATTAAAAGCGGGCATGTTGGTGATGTCGGGATACGTGCCTGGGGTGCCAGCGGGTGCATCCTGCTTGACCACTGGGGCAGCCACGGTGGGCGCGGAAGCAGCCACGGGTGCGGGGCCAGGGAGTGGCCCGGTGGGCGCGGCAGGGGTGGTTGGCGCTACGGGTCCAGGGAGTGGCCCAGCGCCCTGCGCAGGCGCGACAGGGGCGGCAGGGGCGGCAGGCGCGACAGGGGCGGCAGGCGCGACAGGGGCGGCAGGCGCGACAGGGGCGGCAGGCGCGACAGGGGCGGCAGGCGCGACAGGGGCGGCAGGCGCGGCAGGGGCGGCAGGCGCGCGGGTGCCGGGAGGCTCGGTGCCGGGAAGGTAAGGAGTGTTGGTGACCTCCGGTGCAACGTACGGTTTTGGCTCCGCAGGCGGCGGCGGCGGCGATCCCGTGGCTGGGGGTGCCGGGGTTTCGCCTCGGTCGATACTGGGGGTCGAGAAGCTCTTGCCACTGGGGCCGATCGGTGGCCTGGTTCCAGGTGGACCGCTAGGGCTAGAGCCAGGGCTAGAGCCATCCACTGGGAGTTTGGCGGGGTCGCCGGGGGGAACTAGATCATTGAGGTCTTCAACGTCATTGCCGTCTTTGTCCTGTGGTTGAATCCGCATCTCGACGGGGGTTTTGGTGATGTTTGCATACCAGTTCTCCCACATCTTCATTGCTGTTTCATTTGCCGCCGTGACGGCAGTGACCACCCCCTGACCCGACAGCGTGAGGGTGAGGCCCATCTCTTTCATCTTGCTAAGGGCGGTGGCCTGCTCCTGTGGCGTGCCCAGCAGCTTAAATGCTGGCTTGTCAGCAGTGCCGTCCTTGTAGACGGTGCCGACCATTGACTCCAGACCCTTTTTGGCCTTGTCAATGTCGGCGCTAAGAATGTCGTTGATCGAAACGCGCGTCCTGAAGTTTGTGGCGGCATCCTGTAGCCCATTTTGGATCGTAGGCACGTAATCTGCGGCATCGCGCATGGCATCGCCAACCTTGCCAATGCCGTTGCCCCAGTCCTGGTCGAAAGCGTTTCTCAGACCGCGATCAAGGCCGTCTAGGGCATCATGGAGGCCCTGGAATGCGCCGCCACCCAGCCAGCTAGGTAGTGCGCTTAAGCCGCCCAGGAGTGAACGGATGGGTGCAAGCATGGCAATGAAGGAGCCGACAACAATGTTCTTGGTCAGCTCGATAGGACCGGCAAGCCCGATAAAAAGTGCGCCTATGGCATCGGTAATGCCTCCTAGGCCACCGACAAACCATCCCGCAACGTCGGCCCCCCACTGGGCGATCTTGACTTCGTTGTTGTTAACCCAGTCGGTCAACTTGGTCCCGGCACCAACCAGGCCCTCTGCTAGAACCGATCCCACCGGCATAAACGCGGCTTCAATACTTTGAGAAAGGTTCTCCAGGGCACCAGAGATGTCGGTGGTTTTGGCGGCAATTTCATCAATTGGCTGATCGAAACCAGCGGCAGCCTTGGCCATATCCTCGGGCAGCAAGAGGATGTTCTTGCGAATCTCTTCCAGCCACAGGGTTGCGTTGGCAGGGGTGGTGTACTCCCCCAGGATTGATAGTGCAGATTTCTCGTCACCAAGCGCATCCAACTCCTTGACAGTGTTGAGGATTTTGGCCCAACCCTGCTCCAGGCTGGTGAACCGGCCAACCTCAATCCCCTCGTTGATCTTGCTGACCATCTGGTTAATGCCGTAGACCAGCTTGGTGCCACGTTCACCACGCTCAACCTGCGTGCCAAAGAACCACGCAGTCTCCCTGAGGTCGTAGCCCAACGCGCGGAATGCGGGGCCTGAACGAATCATGTCGGACTGAATCCGACCCATCTCACCACCCGTGCCACGGACGATGTTGACCATTGCGGTCAGGTTCGCCTGCATTTCTTCAGGGGCAATGTCGAATGCCCGCATAATGCCAGCGGTATTAGTCGGGTCAAACTGACCCACAATCTCCACAGCGTTGGCGTAAGTTTTCGTAAACTCCAGCAGCTTTTCGCCAGATAGGCCAAGGGCGCGCTGGAAGCGTCCCAGGCTTGCCTCTACGTCAGGCAAATGGTCAACGGCACCGGAACCCATGATGTCCCGCACAGCCGTAGTCGCTGCATTAATGTCTTCAATCTCAAGCAGCGAACCGGCCAGTGTGCGCTTAACGGATAAGTAGGTATCGCCAATCTCAGTCAGCTGCTTAAGGAACCCGCCACCTACCTGGACAAAGGCGTTGATGGACGTGGTTGCCAAGTCAATCGACGCGCCGAGTGCGGGTCCGATGACCGGAATGATGGACGATGCCGCCTTGCCAATCCCACCAAACATATCGACAACGCCATTGGCTGAACCCATGAGGGAGTTGAACAAGTTTTCGGTATTGAACTCCCTTATCGCCTCAAAGCCACCCAGGAAGCTGTCGGCAGCCCGCTGTCCAGCCATGCCGGAAATTTGCTCGGTCTTTTTGATCTGCTCTTCAAAGGTCCTGAGCCAGTTGACCGTATCGTCCTTGTTTTGGACCGCGAAGCTCTTCTTCCACTGCTCAGCGGAGGCCTGGCCCATTTTGGCGACGGCTGAACCCACCGCCGCGCTGGTCATTGCCGAGAGGTCTGGCAGTAGGGCGACTGCCATCGACAACAAGGGCGCGGTCACCAGACAGTCACCTTCGTTGTGCTAGGCCCGCCCTTGGCAGCAGCGGCGGCAGCAGCCTCGGCCCGCTGTGCGTCCATCCTGTCCATTTCCTCCCAGGTCATCGACTGACCGTGCAGAATGTCACGCCCACGCTGATTTTCCTCGGGGCGCTCGTCCAGGCCGGGGCGCTGGTACGGCTGCTTGAGGTTGGCTAGCCCTGCCGAGGACTCCTGCAGGTTAGCCAGTAGATGCGCCTCGCGGGACCAGCCGCCGTCCAGGCAATACCTGACCGACGAATCTGGTCCCGCGCCGACGATAATGCTGAGAACCTCTCCGATGCTGAGTTCTGTAAACAGGTCGCTAGCGCGGTAGCCCAGCGACATTACATCGCGTACTAGGGCATGCCAGAAGTGGCCAACGACCCGCGCCAGCATCAGGATTCCCCCGGCGGTGCCACCCCCTGCGGAGTAGTAACAGCGGAGAACCAGCCTGCAAAGAACTTTTGCTTCTCAGCGTCCGGCAGCAGCATGACGCGCTCCTGCGTACGCAGTGGAACGCCCGCCTTGTTCATCCACTCAAACGCTTGGAACATCTCGTTCATCTGATAAATCTTCCAGAAGAAGTGAGCGTCGGCGTTTACCTCTGAGATGTGCGGAAAGATGATTGGCTCGGCATCACCGACCGGCTGGAACGTATACGTCTGCTTGTCCCCATAGGGACCGACTGGCTGCGTCGGCACACTGGGGGCTTCCGCCGGGGTGAATTCCTCCGAAGGAGCCGGGTGCCCGTTGGTACGGGCCTTCCCGGCTGCCTTCCGAGGGGCTGCCTTTCGCCTGGCTGGTGCGGTCACGACTCTGAGGGCTTCGGCTGGCCGAGGGTAACGCCGTCATCCCAGTACTCGTACGCCGTGTTGTTCTCGCTGTCGGGGAACGCTTGCACCGTCAGCTCGTAGGTGGCGAGGTCCTTGTGAACCCACTTCAGCGGGCCAACCATGACCGGGCGGGCGACCGGCAGAACCAGGCGACCCGACATCTTCATGTAGTAGGCGTCGATGACGTAGATGCCCTGATCCAGCAGCTTGGCGTTGATCTTGGACTTGATCTGGGTGCCGCTTCCAACGGTGGCCGGGGTGACCTCCACATTGTCGGCACCGTGGACCGCACGCTGCACGTCGGCGTTGACGAGTTGCAGCAGCTTGAACTTCAGGGTCAGCATGAAGTGATCCTGCAGCGAAGCGATGAGCGAGCCGCCCCAGTCGAACTTGTCGGACTTGGGACGATCCTCGGTCTTGTCGATGCCGTCATCGGCAACGCGACCGAGGCTGATAAAGGCCGGGTCGAGCGCGGTAACCGCGTCGGTCGGCAGCGGGGTACCCAAAGGGGCGACTCGGACGCCACCGGTGACCTTTGGACTGGGCGCGACGATCTCGTTTACTTCTGCGATGACCATCGGAGCACTGGGACTTGTCATTTTGCCTCCTGTCGGGAAGAACAGGATCAGCGTCCCATTCCGGCTACAAATCTACCTCCCGACACGCTGTACAGCAGATAACCTTAAGCTAGAAAGAGAAACTACGAGGGTATGCCGTGGACACCTACTGTCGCCTGCATGGATGCAATCGCCCCGCTTGGCGGAGGCGATATTGCGTCATGCACTACGCCCGCGTGCGCCGCTTTGGAGGCCCTGGCCCTGTAGAGATGATCGGCAAGTGGGCAAGCTTGGAGCAGCGTTACTGGGACCGCGTGCAGGCAGGCCCGCTACTCATCCCACAACTGGGCAATTGCCACCAATGGTCAGGTGCCGTGCATGTCAGCGGCTTCGGCGTCATTGGGTACAAGGGGCGAAAGCTGTACGCGCACAGGGTCGCGTGGCAGTTGGCGTACGGGAATGTGCCGCTGGGGAAAATCGACCACACATGCGAAAACCGCCTGTGCGTGCGCGCAGATCACCTGACTACCGAGGCTGAATAGGCGACCGTGGCTCCAATGCTCGCCCCTGCACCACCCAGGTGACCATGCCACGGAATCGCGTCATGGCGACCTGTGGGTCGGCGTGCTTCATGCCCAAGGCCGTAATCCTTGAGTAGGTGACGTACCAGTCAGCCTCGGTAGACCTGTGCGTGACGTACGTGCCCTGCGCATTACCAGCCCAGGCAAGCGCCTCGGCCATAAGCTGCTCGCCACGACTTTCGTCGTTATTGGTGCAGTAGGAATGCAGAATTACCGACGTGGTGAACAGCAGTTGCTCAACATCGGGACCGCCGCCTGCCACCTCAACGCGCAAAAACCCATTAATAGTGTCCTCCGTCTTGGCGGGCTGCGGGAGCCGGGTGGCGACGGGGGTTGGCGCGAGAAGTGGAGTCAGGTACGCAACCATCAAGCCAGCGGCAGGGGGTGGCGCAACCGTGGCAAATGGCCGTGGCGTGGTGAGCGGGTCGCCGGGGGTGGTCACGTCTTAAGACCGCCCCGCGCTATCGCATCTGACAACACCTTGTGAAGGGTGCTGTGGTAAGCATCGTCAACGACGGACTCGTAGTTGTCGCAGAACAGCACGCCCACCGGCCCCAGCTCAGGCCGGTTGTTGTAGACGATGGCACCGTATTCAGCATCTTCCGTTATGGCAATTGCATTGGCGTGCGTCAGCATGGCCTCTGTCTGCTCCACGACATTCTTGACCACGGCGGGGTGCTGGAGAAGCGCCTCCAGCGAGGCACGGTTTAGGGTAACGCCGGTCGGCATGGCTGCCGCGCTTGCCCATGTCTGATTGCCCTTATTGGCTCCATGCGCAGTGGACGTGATGGTCCCGTAGTCACTGCTGCTGACGAACCGGCCACCTGAGTCGCGTAGATTTCCCTGGGGCATTTGAGGACCTCCTGTTGTTAAGTTACGCGCCGTAGCATGATTATCCCGCCGAAAACCTGAAATAACTGCGGCCAGGGACCGCCGCGCTGGTCGTTGGGCGTTCCATCCACCCAATAAGCCTCCCCGCTACCCGGCACGTAGCCGCCACCAGTGTCAAGGGCAGCACCGATGATGACCTGATCATCGGTCGAGTAGACGCTGACATCCTCCACGGACATCAGCAGGTTGGTGACAACCCGGTCCACCGACTCGGGGCCTTCAATGTCCTCGCTGGATTTCTTTCCGGTCTGCGTAATCTCCTGCACGTACCGGACGACGGGCGCAGACTCCACCAGCACCGGGTTCCCCGTGTCGGGGTCCACTGACTCCGTGTAGCTGCGCGGTATATGACAGATCATGTGCGGCGAAGGAAATAGGCTGCCCATTACTTCACCTCAGATAGCCGATAGGCCGACAACCGTTTCATTTGATCGCTGTTGAGGTTCATCCCGTAAAACGGCACATTAGACGGCGCGGAGAAGTCCACGCTGTAGCCGCCAGGGCTGGTCATTCCCTTAACGGGGCCGCTGTAGCCACCGCCACCGCCGGAGCCGGAGCCGCTGTCGGGTGAATTGGCCCCGTTGGCAGCAATAAGCTCAAAGGCAACCGCCTTCACGTCCAGTGGTGTCTCCTTGTAGCCATGTTGAAACTTAACCCGCAGCCGCTGGCCAAGAGGGGGGCCGTAGCCGTTGAACTCGATGTAGCCCTGTTCATCCCACCAGTAGCTGTCGGGGTCCACCAGTGTCTCCATGTCAGCAGCGTCAATCATCGTGACGTGGTAGACCTCGGTGACATGCCTGCTGGGCAGCATAGTGATGCCCTTAGCGCCCGCCTGCACGTCCTTTAGGTCAGTGATGCTGGGGGATAGGTGCCAGCCCAGGTAAGTGCGGATCGTCGCGCTTGCGACCCGCAGGTAGTACTCCTGGCTGCCCTGCTGATACGCGATCAGGTCAGGGTCGGTGGGACTAAACAGATCGTCCATGTTTACCGCTTGGTGGCAGTCCTCTTAGTGGGGGCCTTGGTCGCGGTTTGCGCTTCAGCGGCGGGGGCCTCTTCTGCGGGCAGGGTCACGGCAGGCGACTCTGCGGGCAGGGTCACGGCTGGCGACTCAGGCTCAGGCTCAGGCTCAGGCTCAGGCTCAGGTGTCGGTAGGGGCTGGGGGGTGGGTTCCACAGGCGCAGGCTGGGTGTCGGTCAGACCGCCGTACAGCTTCTCCAGGTGCTCAGGAACCTCCAGCTTGTGGCTGGTGTACTCGTTGTAGCGATCTTCGATGGCCTCGGCGCGGTCATGCGCCGGGTCACGCACCTCTTGGGGCATGTCATCTCCTAAAGCAAATGGTCTTCATCGTGAGGGTACCTCCTACGCAACGGAAGATGCGGGAGAAACACAACCGGCCACGTCCTTGTGGGACGTGGCCGGTCGCGTTAGACCCGTTCTACTTCTTCTTGGGCTTCTTCCCAAACGGGACGGCACCCATGTCAGACAGAACCGCCGGATCAACAGCCTCTCCAGAACTGCCTAGTTCATAGGGCAGTCCGTAGAGGCCGCTACTCAAAAAACTGGCGCGGTCAACCCCGTGATCTCAACGACGGACTGCGGGTAGCGGCCAGCCGAGAAGGCGAGGTAGTTGTAGATTTGCAGCATGACGGTCAGGTTCGCCGCCTGCACCTCCGGCAGAACCCGAGCGCGTGGGGCCGACTCCCACAGGATCAGGTCAGAGGCCCGCAGCACGTAGATCGGGTCCTCATCACCTGCACCGGCATCGGTGGGCAGGTTCGGGTCGGTGACAACCGGCAGGCCGTGCATCTGGCCGACGACCTGCTGCGAGTCCACCGCCGACAGCACGCCCACCGAGTTCTGCGGCGAGTTGGCTGCGGGGAGGAACAGCGGGCGGTCCTGGGTGTCCAGCTGAGCCAGGAACCAGCCCCACCGACGCGGGTGCATGACGATGACCTCCGGCGGCATGTACCGCTGGCTGTGAACCCGCTGAATGCCGTCCGCGATGGCCGAGTAGACACCCTTGACCGTCACCGCAGAAGCGGCGATGGTGATGATGCCGGGGGTGGCCGACACACCGAGAACCTGACCGTTGGTGCCGGTGCCGCCGATGACCTGGCGGTCAGTCTGCGCGGCATGGTCAGCAGTCAGATCGCGGAAGACAACCTCGTCAAACGCGATGGGCGACTGGTCGATGAGCTGAATCGACAGGCTCTGCATACCAGCGATGGTCCGAACCGGTGCGTTGATGCTGGTATCGGTCAGGTCCACGTTCACGACCGGGGTGTTGTCGCCATCCTGCACGGCGGTCTGAGTGCCGGTCGCCAGCTTCGGGATGTTGATGCTGTCGGTGCCGGACGGCAGGGCCATGCGCTGCACGAGGTTGGCGAACGCCCGACCGGGGCGGGCCAGCTCCACGTACTGATCCATGAGCCACGCCGGGGGCACGGCGAATCCGCCGGAACCGTCAGTGCGGTCCAGGGCGCGGAACTCCGAGTACTCCGGCAGAGTGGCAACGTCCTGGCTGTGCCGCATAAGCCGGTCACGCGCCTCGCCGTCGCCGTCCAGGTTCAGGGTCATCTTCACCAAGTCCTGCATGTAGGACCGGCGAGAATCGCCCCTCTGGTAGATGGCCTGTTCCTTGACCTTGGCCATCGTGCCCTCAGCCTTGCGGATGCGGGACAGGTTGGCGTTGATCTGGCCGCTGCGCTCGACCTCGGAACGGATTTCTTCGATCCGCTCGTCCAAGCCCACGATTTCGGCTCCAAGGGACTTCATCTGGTCCATGTAGTTGCGGAACTCGGTGTCCTCCTGGGACTCCAACTTCTCGCGGCCCTGCTCCTTGGCCAGCAGCAGGACGGCCTCGCCCTTTTGCTGCGCGCGGGCGCGCTCTTCGGACACCTGCGAACGACGCTTGATGAGGGTCTGAAGGAATTCCTCCATACCACCGGGGGCGACAACGCCCCGTTCTTCGATGCTCATTGCATCTCCTTTTGGGTTAGCCCACGACGGGGCGGTTACTGTGCGGTGGACTCACGCTCGTCGCGGCTGTCGTCCAGTCGGCCCATGCTCGTCGCAGTGTGCCGGTCCTGCTTTACAACACTAGTGAAACGTGTGCTCGTCACAGCACGCCCCGTAATTGTGAATGGTACAGCTACAGCAACCCAGTGGAATGGGACGCGCCGAATAACAGCAGGCCGACTACCAAAGCTGGGGTTCCTCATCGGTAACTTCTGCGGGGTTGTGCGTGGTGTCGGGGTGAAACTCGTCCAGCCCAGAATCGCCAGCCTCCCCAGCGGGATTGGTCATGGCCCTATTCTAAATGTGGAGGCCTGGAGATGAAACACCCCACCGATCTACTCGGTCGAATTACAGCAGTACACCTCTCCCACGCCACTGCCGCGCCAATAGAGCCAGGGGATCAGTTAACCCAAAGGTGTATCTGTGGGCGCTGGCTTACCGCGAACACCTTGGAATCCATGACCGCAGCCTGGGCAACCCATGTGGCCCAGGCTGTACTACTAGAGCTTGACCTGGAGTTGGAATGATCCTTGTCTTGAAGCTGTTTGGCCTGGTCCCCCTGCTGTCTGTGGAGTTAACCCCACGGGAGTCTGCGGTCGAGGAAGAGGAAGAGGAAGAAGACGAGGAACCGGGGATTCTGGGCGGTTCTGCCCACGATTTCGAGAGGGACGTTAACCCGATTACGCCGGAAGATCGGTATGACTGGGAGTGGGAGGACCGTAAGCGTGGGTTTGGATTCGGGTAGCTAGCACGTCAACTAGTTGCCGACCAATGAACTCCGTGTACGCAGGCGGTATTGCCTCTCGCAGCTCCTGGCGGGACATCCAGCTGATGCCCATAGCCACACGGGCCTCCTTGACCCCGATGAAATTGCCAACGACGTGCATGAACTCGTTGGGCTGGGCCTTACGCCCCATCTTGGCGAGCTTAAACAAGTGTTGCGAGTGCTTGGGGGCAACAAGGTCAATGTTGGATTCAAAAAGCCGGTGCCGGTAGGTCCGCAACTTGAATGACGCGCCACACAGCATGACCGTCCGGTACATGGGCGCACCCTCTACGTTCTCCATGACCCACGGCTTGCCCGTTGCCACCAGTGCCGCCCGCGTTGCAGCGGCAAGGTCGGGGTGGTCGTTATTGCGGATTCGCTGTGCATGGCTATACGCCTGGCAGGGCGGTGAGGCATGGATTGCGTCGAAGGAGTCGCCGTGCTTGGCAAGAAACTCCAGAGCGTCACCCTTGTGGAACTCAAAGGGGTAGCGCGGCTGCGCCCGTATATCTACGCCGGTTACGGAGAAGCCCGCGCGGCGATAGCCCATACTGCAACCGCCCGCCCCGCTAAAGAGGTCTAGCAGCTTGTACACAGCTACGGCTTGGGGACGTAACCCAGCGACTCGTACAGCGCGCGCTCCGCAGCCAGGGCTGCGTCAGCAAGCTCCTTGACCCGCTGCTCAGCGACAGCCTGCGCCTCCTTGGCGGATTCAAGAATGGCGCGGTGGCCCAGTCCCATAGGTGCGCTTCCCTCACTGCGCAGGAAGGCCAGCCCATCTTCAACTGAGCCGGTGTCGGGCAGGCCGCACTCCTTGCGCAGCTCGCGCAGCTTACGCTCCACCTCGGTCTGGCCGGTGTTGTCCACGCCGCGCATTTTGTTGAGCTGCGACTGCGCTTGGGTCAGCACACCCTGCACGGCCTCGTTACCCTCAGCAAGGGCAAGCGCGTGGGAGATGGTCTTGTCCAGGGCGGCGGCAATGCTCAGGTCCAGGCCCTTTTGCTCTTCCTCTTCCTCTTCCTCTTCCTCTTCCTCGTCGTCCTCAGCGAAGGGGTTTTCGGAACGCTTTGCCTTTTCCTCGTCGTCCTCGTCCTCGTCGTCCTCGGCAAAGGGGTTGCCTGAACGCTCGGCTTCCTTGTCGTCCTCGTCGTCCTCGGCAAAGGGGTTCTTGGAACGCTCCATGTCCTCATCTTCCTCATCGCAGGCGGCGCGGGCCTCTGCACGCACACGGTTTAGGTTGGCAATGGCGCGCTCCACCGTGGTGCTGTCCAGCTTGCGAAGCTCCACAAGCTGGTCGTGGGAGAGCTGGGCCAGCGCGCCGACTGCCCCCTCCGACAACTTGACGCGGGTATTGGGGTTCATCCCGTAGTTGACCACTGACACGTCACCCTTCTGCAAACTAACTTCGTTGATTGTGCGTTGGGTGTAGTCGTCGTTCCATGCCTGCTCTTTGACCTTGAACGCAAAGCTCATCTCGTCCAGGTCACCCCGGCGCATTTTCGGTAAAAGCGACTGCACATCAGGGTCGGTGGGGTCCAGCCGCGCCTCAACCAGCAGACCGCGACGGTCGGTGGTCAGCGTCATGGTCCCGCTCTTGGTGCGGGCCAAGGGTGCCCCGGTGTGGTTCAGCAGCAACATGACATCCGGCTGCGCTTGCAGCGTCTTGTCAAAGCTGCTGCGCTGTAGTTGCTCGACCCAGCCACCCATCTCAGGACCGCCGTAGCAGTCATAAGGCTCATAGGTCGCGGCGTACCCGCGCAGGATGACCTGGCCGGTGGACTTGTCCTCGCGGAACTCCAGCGGGGTGGCCCCACTGCGTTCCTCGCGCACATCGAGGATGCGGTCACGGTTTTTCGGTGCAGTCATTTCAGCTCCCACGTCCCGATAATCTCATTTACTTTGCCGTTATGCCCACAGGTTTGCCGTTACGCGGTGGGGTTTTCTCTCCGCCGGAGATAGTTTTGCCGGGAATTCGGCCGATTTCCTTCAATTTGTCGGCAATGCTGTCACTCGGACTCTCACCATTGACAGGCTTCTCGCCTGTCGGGGTCGGCACCTTAGCGGCAGCGTCGTACGGGAACTCCGACAGGTTGGTGGGTTGCAGCAGAATGTCGCCGCCCTCCACGGGGTCCATTTCTTCGCGGGCGCGAACCTCATTGGGGGTCATCCAAGTGCCCTGGATGGCGGTCTTGTAGGCGTTGTATCGACCCTCTGTGTCACCGCGCAGCAGTGCGTCATAGTCAAAGCGCACGAATTGACCGCGTGGCAGCAACGACGAAATCTCAGACTCAATACAAGCGGTCCAGGCGCTGAAGGTGTAGGTGACGGCACCCAGCGTGATCTGCTCGACACCGGTACCCCAGGCAGTTGTCTCCTTGGTGTCGCCAATGAGGATGGGCGGCACGCCGTACATCATGCAGATTTCGCTGCGCTGGAATTGTCGGGTTTCCAAAAATTGCGACTCTTCGGGCGAGATGGACAGTGTTTCCCACTTAAAGCCGTTGGTCAGCACCGCAGGCATACGACGACCGCCGTGGCTGGCAATCCAGTTTTTCTGCTGCCGCCGCACGGTTGGCTCATCAAGGTCTTGGTCGGTAGACAGCACACCGGACGGGTTGGCCGACTCCTTGAAATACCGGTAGCCATACTCTTCCGCAGACAGGCCCATTCCGATGGCAATGGCAGCCTGGCGTATGGGGGACAGTCCATAAGGCTCTCCCGGCATGGTGAACCTGCGGATATGCACAATGTCCGTGCTGTCCACACGCTCACCCAGCACCCGGTAGATGGGGTCAAACCACATGGTGATGTCGTTACGCATCTCCATTTGGAGAATGTCGGGGTGTAGGGGCAGCAGCGCAGTAGGGTAGCCATTCCGGTCACGGGCGGTCACATAGTGGAACGAATTGCCGCGCAGTGCCATTGACGCAACGACCATCCACTTCCACTGGAAGAGGTCAAAGGTCGGATATGGCTGTTGCAGCAGGACCGGCTGGTTGGGCAGCTCTTTAGGTGTGCCGTTGGAGTCGCGGCGGTACGCCTTCCACGGCAGTGCGGCAATGGTGTCGGCAAGTAGCCGGACGCAGGCGAACACCGTCATGTTCGCCATTGCGCGATGGGTGCCCACGTAGTCGTCCAGAAGCCCACCATTGGCCCCTGGTGGTGGAACAAAAGCACTGCCGCTGGCCGACAGAAACCGTTGCTCATTCCCTGACGGCCCCTCGCCGCGCGCAATTAACCTGCCGAGGATGCTCATATGGTCGATAGTCCCACTTTTTAGTCTCCGTAACCCACGGCGACACCCAATAAGACCAGGAGCGCACCAAGAAGCATACTGCCTAGCCACGGCGCGACGAGAAACCCACCGACTGCCAGCGCGCCGATACCCAGCAGCTCCAGCAGTGTCGAGATGATGCCACGGGTGTCGAACTCAAAGCGGCTGACCTGCTGCTTCTCTACCTTGGCCGGTGGCACAGGCTTGACCGCCTGAGACTCTTCATCCGACGTGGCGTAGAGCCTATTGAAAGGCAGGGGACGGTCGTCGTCGTCTTCCTGGGTGGCGTAAAGCCGGTCGCCGCTTAAAAATGTCATCTCTGATCCTTACTCCAGTTCTTTCCATAGGTCGGCACCCTCTTGCTCCCACTCGCGCAGCGTATCCTCGTCGGGCCACAAGTGAACCTCTGGCGGCGACTCCGGCGGCGTGGTGGCCAGCCATGCCGCCGCTACGCACGCGATCAGCGGGGACACGTCCACGGGGGAGTTGCGGCGGTCGAACACCCACGCCTCACCCACGTTGCGGGCTACACCGCTGGCGGCAGCACGGTCGAGCAGGGCCGCAGGGCGGTGGTAGATGCGGTGTTCAACGATCATGTCGTAGAAGTTGGCGCACCCCGCCGCGACCTCATTGCCCGGTCCCCACGGCACAACTTTGATCCCCGCACGTTCAAGCTCATCAATCATGCCCGACGCGGGGGCACTGGTTTTTTGGATTGCCACACCCGCGAACTTGTCCTTGCGGGCCTTAAGCCAGTCCAGTACCCAGTCGGTACCTCTCGCCGCCTGGACCACCTCTATGTGCAGGTTGCCGTCGTCGCGCTTGGCGGCAATGCCGATGAAGCTGCGGGACCGGTCGTAATTGACATCCAAGGCGGCATAGACATCCGCGCCCGTCGCGCGCTTGCTGGTGTGGTCGAGGGTTTCGGCCCAGTGTTCAACGGGCAGGATGCCTGGTTCCAGAGAGTCAACCCACTGGCACAGATGCTCCGTTTGGAAACCTGGCAGGTTCCGAATCTCCATTGCCTCCAGGTAGCCCTTGAGGTCGTCAATGGTGAAGTCGTTGAGCATGCCCATTGCCGGATTGGCCATGTACCAGTAGGCCGGGTCACGGGGGTCCACCTCCATTGGCACCGACCACTCAAAGTAGCCGGTCCTGGTGTTTTCAGTCTCTCCCGTCAGCACGCGCCGCATGGCACCGTCACGCAGCGCGCGTAGCACCTCTGATCGCTGGTCGCCCGCGTTACTGGTGCAGACAACTTGGGAGTATGTACGCACGGTCGTGGTGGGCACAATGGCGTTCCACGCATCCCAGGTGGTGTGCTCTCGCAGCTCGTCCAGCATGGCAATGTCCACGGACAGGGACCGCGCACCCTTGCGGGATGCGGTGGCAGCCCGCCAGTGGCGACGGTTGGTGAGGATGGCACGGTGCTTGCCATTAGTCACACGGTGGTTAATCAGCTCCCTGGACAGCAGCGGGTTCTCCCGTATTTCGTCCACCACGTCCTTAAGGGTGGACTCTGCGTAGTCCAGGTTCTGCGCGGCGATGATAGCCAGCCTCGCGCCAGGGCAGTTTTTGTCGGCACGGCCATACCGGGACAGAAACAGCCGCCACAGTCCCAGGCCCTTGAGCCACCGGGTCTTCCCGTTCTGCCTGCTAATGAGGATGCACAGTATTTGGAAGCGGAAACCGCCGCCGTCCTCTCCCTTTTCCAGGGCGTGTATGTATAAGAAGCGTTGGTACGGCAGCAGCGTCCACCCGCACACCACTTCCAAGAACTCAATGGCGTCGAAGCCCCAACTGCTGATGTTGTTAAGGCCGCAGCCACACAGACAAAACTCCGTTGCGCCAGGGTTGTTCAAGCTTGTGGCAAGCGGCGGCGTGTGCAGTCGGGGGGTGGTGGAGCCGATTCTGTAGTCGTGCTCAATGCCGTCAAGAGTTGCTGTCACTTAGCACTCCTAACTATGTTGCTTCTGCGTGTACAACGCTGTCACCGGTACCACGGGCGTGCCGCGACCGGTACTTGGCGAGGTCGTCGCGGGGGTCCACCCCACCCTCATCCCCGTCGATAAGCTCATTGGCCGGGGGCAAAGCACCAACACGCTCTTCTTCGATGTCATACAGCCTGGCCTGCTGTTCCAGCAAGCGTCGCGCAGTCTCAATTGCCTTGAGGTCCTGCTGCGCCACCTTGGGCCACACCGCCTTGAGCAGCATGTCCAGTCGGGACATGTACAGACTGAGCGCCTGGTCGGTGATGAGCTTTTGGTGGCGGGCCTCGTTTTTTAGCTCCGACTTGATGATCTGGTGAACGCGCTGCCCGGTCAGGTTGACTGCGCGGCCAATCTCACGCTCACTATGCCCCGCAATGAACAGGGCCATGATGCGTGCGTTGCGCCGCGCAATTTCATCCTTGGACAACTGCGGCGGCGGGCTTTTCTGGCGTTGCCCCGGCGGCGGGTTCAGTGGCTTATTGGTCTTTGCGGTCATCACGCCCTCCAATGCTGGTCATTACGGTACCCGCTAGACCTCATTGGAGGTACATGACAAACCAGTAGGCCAGAGAAACTAGGGCTATTACGCCCACCCACTGAAAGGTCGTCATCCTTCAAATAGTAGGCCATCCGCCAGCAGAGTGGCGTCAACCTACTTCTTCTTGGTGGACTTTCGTGCAGTAGTGGTTGAGGAAGCGTCGGCAACGGTGCTCTGTGGAGAGACCGTAAAGCTGATCGTCTTCATCATCGTTTCGTTGTTAGCAGGAATGCCGTCGCCGTACATGTCCTGAAGCGTGCAGTTCAACGCGCCAGCGTAAGGCGGGAACGTCTTGGAGAACTCGCGCCGGACAAGGCCGTCAAGGCCAGAGATGTCGGCGCACCTGAACATGAACCCCTCGTCAATGGCCTGTTCCTCGTCAAGGACTAGGCCCTTCTTGGCCGTGAAGTCCACGACCCGATTGGGCTGGTTGACCTGCTCAATCGCATACAGCCACGGTTCCTCTGGCACATCCACCAGACCGTTGTCCACGTCAGGGTTTTCGACCTCAGGCAAGGTGTTGTCAACGTCAGGGTTGGGCAATTCCTCAACCGGGGGGTCAACCGGGGGAGTTGCTTCAACCAAGCCCTGGTCGGTGCCCTGCGGTGCCTCGGGGGTCAAGTCGGGGTTTCCTGCTGGCGGCGGCGGGGTTGCCTCCACCAGCTCGTTGTCCGTGCCAGACGGAACGCTGGGCACGGACTGGTCAGTGTCCACCGAGCCATCTGGCACCGTCTGGTCGGGCTTCTCGGGAACGGTCGGGACGGTCTGGTCAGGCGTGGTTGCCTCGGGCAAGGTTTGGTCGGGACGAGAAGGGATGGTTGGAACCGTCTGGTCAGTGTCCACCGAGCCATCCGGAACCGTCTGGTCGGGTGCCTCCGGCAGGGTGGGGACGGTCTGGTCGGGGCCAACGGCCTCGGGCAAGGTCTGGTCGGGGCGTGAAGGAACGCTGGGCACGGACTGGTCGGGGTCCACGGTGCCATCCGGCACGGACTGGTCCGGTGTCTCCGGCAGGGTGGGGACGGTCTGGTCGGGTGTGGTTGCATCCACAAGACCCTGGTCGATGCCCTGCGGTGCCTCGGGGGTCAGGTCAGGATTACCCTCGGGCGACTCGGGGGTTACCTCAACCAGGCCGTTGTCAACGTCAGGGTTCGGGACTTCCGGATCAACCGGGGGGTCAACGGGCGGATCAACCGGCTCAACCGGGTCGGTGCCATCCACGGGCGCGTCCGTTACCGACGCGGTGAGGGCAGCCTTGCCGTCCGTGAAATCCCACTCAAAGTCGTCTTCAATCCAGCCGCTGAAGACTTCCTTGTCCTCCACCATCACAATCAATTGACGAGCCATGACTAGTCCTCTCGCGGTTCTGGAGCTTCGACTGAAGGGGTGTCGGGCTGACCTTCTTCTTCTTCTTCTTCTTCAGACACCTGGGCCTTCAGCGACAGCCCGGTGCCGCTTACGCCGCAAGAGAACGACGACTCATCAACCCACTGGACAAACAGCAAGCGCCCGTCCAACCGAATATCCAAACGAACCGATTTCTCGACCTCGGCCATGACAACCACCCTTCATGGGATCACCTGAGCATCATCATAGGGTCCAGGGGCGTCCTGCGGCTCGCGAAACGCTGATCTTCGCCGTTAGTTCAGCTGATCTTTGCTTAGTTCCGTATCCGGTCGCTGGTGTTGTGGGTAAACAGCTTGTTGCGCAGCAGAATGGCAGCGGCGTTGGCTGCTTCCAGTGTTGTGTGCCGCCCGCCCTGGTAGTTCTTGCCCTTGTGGCGCACGATCACCCGCCACTTGCCCTTCTCAAAGTAGACACCCCGCACGCCGGATTTACTGTTGCGGTACGCCCCAGACAGGTTCTGGGTGTTTTGGCTACGGGTTGCCTCTCGCAGGTGGTCGGGGCGCACGCAGCCCCGGTTGTGGCATATGTGGTCGATCATCATTCCCGGCTCCGGCTGCCTGACCAACTGCTGATAGGAGAACCGGTGGGCCTTGATGTGTACGTCCTTAATGCTGAACTCCCCATAGCCGCCCGCGTTGGTGCAGCCGATCCATTGCCAGCACGGGGTGGTCAATCCTGACTCGGGGTCGGGCATGGGTCCATTTCGATTGACCTTGGACCAGAAGCGCGTCATGGGGGCGTTCTTGATCCTGGGTGGTGCTTTGAGGTCCTTGCCACCCTTCCAGCGGAGGTAGTGCATGTCGCAAAAACCCCTCGCATGCAGCGGTTTCTTGCAGTCCCCAAAGGTGCAGGTCACTGGCGGGTGTAGCTTACGTTTTGCCCCCGGCGTTTTGCATCCGCCACACATGGAGCAATGGTAACTCGACATTGCCGAATCACCACACAACCCTTGCGGTGTGTTGCAGGTGCCACCACGCTGGTGTATTATTTACCTAGCGTTGGCATAGGGCCAAAGCGGGAAAGGCAAATATGACCCACTTGATGTTTGGAGCAATAATAGTGGCGGGTTTCATCGCTTGCGCGTCAGGCGCGCTGGCAGACCGCAACAGAACATTCCAGCAGTTGCAGGCCCAGCGATACTGGGCACGCCTGCGTGAGGAAAGGGAAGCCCAGTGAACCCGTGGGTGCCAGTGCTCCTAACTGGCGGCGCAGGGCTAATCGGCATCTCAGTCCTGGGCTTAAGGCCAACTCGACAACATGCTGCCCGCATACCCTGCGGTGTCCCATCCCCCGACTTGAACTCTTGCTGCACAAAGAGTGCAGGTCACGACGGCTGGTGTCACGACGGCCAGGTTGAATGGCGCGGGGATGTCTGGAACATGGATGAGTACGCCGACACCCAGGCGAGAGCAACACAGTCCGAGCAGGCGGTCGGCACAGCGGTCCTCGACCCGCCCACCGTGCTAGTCCCCCGCGTGGTGTCCATTGAGCGCAAGAAGTGGCCTAGGTCGCGGTGGGTAGCCGCCGGGGTAGCGCTCCTTGGCCTACTGGTCGCCCAGGCACAGGATGCACCCCGGTCAGAGGCCGCCTGCGCCCAGGAATGGGTACAGGCGACACCAGCACGTCCTTTGTGCAGCAACAGCCCCGACAGGGAGTTGTCCGGCCCCGATCTGGTGGCCAAGTATTGCGTCGGGGTCAATGACCGGCGAGTGTGTAACGACAAGACAATGGGGGTTCCACTCATCCGAAATGACCAGTCCGACGATTGAGCTTCCGGCGGTGTGCCTAAACATGATCGTGCGCGATGAGGCGCACGTCGTGCGAGAGGTTCTCGATGCCGTCGCCCCGTACATCACCTCTTGGGTGATTGTGGATACCGGGTCGGTGGACGGCACCCCCGACGTAATCCGTAAGCACATGGCCGGACTGGGGATTCCAGGAGAGTTACATCAACGGCAGTGGCAGGACTTTGGGACGAACCGGTCTGAGGCGTTGTCCCTGGCGCAGGGGCACGGCGACTACATCTGGGTCATGGATGCCGACGACATGGTTGTGGGGACCGTTGATTTCAGCGGGCTAAGCGCAGATGCGTACGCCCTGCGATATGGCACCGGCTTTAGCTACTGGCGCTGCCAGGTGTTCCGCGACGGCGTGCCGTGGCGGTATGTCGGCGTAGTTCACGAATACCCGACGTGTGACATTCCATTTACCGAAAAGCGCCTGGAGGGCGACTACTACGTCGAATCCCGTCGTCTGGGTGGCCGCAACTTGGACCCACGAAAGTATGAGCGGGACCGTGACCTGCTGCTGGCTGAAGTTGAGCGCGACCCGGCACATGCCCGCTCGGTGTTCTACCTGGCCCAGACCTATTTCGACCTGGGGGATTACGGCAGCGCCCGTTACTGGTACGCCCGACGAACACAGATGGGCGGCTTTGGCGAAGAGGTGTACTACAGCCTTTACCGGGTGGCGGAGTCAATGTCGCGCCTCAACGCACCCTGGCCCCAGGTACAGGACGCTTACCTTAAGGCGTGGGAATACCGGCCTACCAGAGCAGAACCTCTCCATGCCATCGCCAACTGGTACCGCACCGAAAAGCGGTACGAGTTGGGGTACCTGTTCGCTGCCCGCGCTGCCCAGATTCCAATGCCCGACGCTGACGTGCTGTTTGTCAACGCTGATGTCTACCGCTGGCGGGCACTTGATGAGCAGGCGGTGTGTGCATCCTGGACCGGCAACAACGACGAAGCACTTAAGCTGTTTG